CGGCTCGTTCATGACCTGGACGGGTGCTAAGCGATCACTTCTTATAAAGGAGGTAAGATCATGTCTTACGCTTACGCCATGGACAGGATGTTGAACCTGGGGCTCCCCCGTGAAGTGGTTGTTCCCATTTTACGGAAAGTAGAGAAATGGTCTTTAACAAATGGACCAGAATGGACAGTTGAACGACTTAAGGATTTGAAGCTGTTATTTATAAGCTCCTTATCTGGTCAGTCATATGTCCCTTCTCATTGGCTTGCATTGGGTGAAGATGGTCGACCCAAAGGTTGTTTCAAACCAATCTTTGATATGAAACCATCACGGAAAGTCTTCAATTTGCTATTGGTTTACACGTCTTTTGTATCTAAGACGGTTACCAAAAAACAAAAGGAGAAATTCCATTCCTCTATGTGTGCGCCAGTGGTGGGATTCACACCCCATATTCCTATGTTAAAGGCTGTCACAGAAGGCGTAGCTAAGATGTTACCCTTGAGGTCTCGGTTAACATACCGGGACTATCCTTGGTCACCATCAAAGCGAGCCCCTCTACCTTCTATGAAGACTTGTGTAGAGAGCAAGGAAATCCTTTGGAAAGATTTTCAATGTTCTTCTACATGGGATCTTCTCGATATACCTGAATGTGAACAGGTTATCGCTGACTCTATGGATGACTTGTATATTAGTCTCCGTAAAGAAAGAGAGGTAGAAAGTGAGTTTGGAGATTGTGTAGGACGAATCTCCGTCGTCCAGGAACCTGGTTTCAAAGCTCGATTTCTCGCCAATCCAAGGCGAGTATATCAAGTTTCTTTGAGACCACTGGGGAAACAGTTGTTTCACCTACTGGCACAACTCCCGTGGGATTGCACTTACAACCAGCAATCTGGGGTAGCTTGGGTTCAAGCCCAGTTCCTCCAGGGACGTATGGTGCATAGTGTCGATCTAAGTGACGCCACCAATAACTTCCCGTTTGATCTTCAAATGAGGGTGTTACGGTGGATGAAAGATCTTGAGTTTTCAGACTTACTCCTCGTTGAGGAAGTAGTCCGAAGACCTTGGTTCGTACCTCTAGCTCTAAGAATTAATCCAAAAGTGAACAAGCAAAAATGGACAAAGGGTCAACCTTTGGGGTTATACCCTTCTTTTCCAATGTTTGCACTCACCCACGGGATTCTTGTTAAGAGTATTGAGGAGAATCTAGGCTTCTCAGACACTTTCCGAGTACTCGGAGACGATATAGTGATTTCAAATCACGTCGTCTATGATGAGTATCGAAAGATCTTAGACCTTCTCCAGATTCCAATTAGTGAAAAGAAAAGTATTTCTTCCACTAATGTAGCCGAGTTTGCCGGAATGTTGATTACATCCGACAAGTGTTACAGCGGAGTCAAGTGGAGACAACCCACGTCTGTGAACCGACTCAAGCTTATCTCGTCACTGCCCG